AAGTGCGGCAAAGATGTTATAATCAAACGAAAACAACGAACTATAAAAGATTTTTTAAATGGCTAGAACAAAAAAAACAGCTACAACTAAAGGGCTAACCCCCAACGAGTTAATCGGTTCTTTTCTCAAGAACAATGAAAATGACCACTATAACTATGAAGACGATCATGATTATAAAGTTTCCAGCGGTAGCCTTGTCGTAGACTACGAATTGGGTGGGGGTTTTGGCCCCGGGCTCCATAGATTTACAGGTATAAACGAGGGAGGCAAAACCTCAGAGGCGTTAGAGGTTATGAAGAATTTTTTAAAAAATGTTCCCAATGGGCGCGGCTTTTACATTAAAGCTGAGGGGCGCTTAACTAAGGAGATGAGAAGCCGCTCAGGTGTGGATTTCGTTTTTAATTCGGAAGAGTGGAATGATGGTAATTGTTTTGTGTTTGAATGCAATATTTACGAGACGGTGGTAGAAGCCCTGCGAATGTTGGTAGGCAAAAACGAAGGGGACACAAAGTATTGCTTTGTTTTAGATTCCGTAGACGGCCTTATTGCGAAAGGGGATATGGATAAACCCTTTGTTGATTCCAAGAAAGTTGCTGGCGGAGCGGTTATTGCTTCTGATTTTATGAAGCGCGTGAGTATTGCGTTGGCCAAAAGGGGACATATGGCTATTTTTATCAGTCAGGTTAGGGCTGATATTAAGCTGGACCCCTACAGTAAAGCCCCCGTACGTCAAACCTCAGCTACCGGTGGTAACGCATTGCTGCATTTTGCTAATTTTATCCTTGAGTTTGAACCAGTTTTTAAAACCGATCAAATGCTCCAAAAGCCTAACGAAAAATATGACCAAGAAAAAAATAAAATTATTGGCCGATACGCCAAAATCACCGTTAAAAAAAGCCCCAACGAAAAGACCAATTGTGTAATCCAGTATCCTATTATTTACGGTCGTACTGGAGGGAAAAGTATTTGGATTGAGAAGGAAATTTTAGATATGATGTTCCTTTGGGATTTGGCAACCAAAAAAGGTGCGGGCTGGATTGAGTTTGATGAAGATTTTTTAACGATGTTAACCGAGGAGGGCATTGAGTTCCCTGAAAAAATACAAGGGGAAAACCAGCTTTCCAAATTTTTAGGCGAAAACGAAAAAACTAAAGACTATCTTTTAAATTATTTTAAAAAGATGTTAACATCCAGCTATGGTGTTTAAAACCCTGTTTGGTTCAACCAAAAAAGTTAAAGCTGCTCGTAAATACATTATCAAGTGGGACGATAACAGTAAGAGCAAAGTACAAACTTCGGTTAAAAAATATTTAAAAAAATACTGGTCCCATGACATAGTGTTCGAAGAGTTTCCTTTGGCGGGAAGTCGCATGACATTTGATTTTTACAACGCCACAAAAAATATCGTTATAGAGGTGCAAGGGCGTCAACACACCAAATTTGTTCCCTTTATGCATGCTAACAGCAAAATTAATTATTTAAAACAACTAAAACGAGACGAAGATAAAATAAAATTTTGCGAAATTAATGGAATTAATTTTTTTGAATATTTCGACGGAGAAAACAGGCCGGTAGATTTGTACAAAATGTTGGACTTGTAAAGGTTTAAGTGTAATATATTATATAGACCATGCTAGAAGAAGACGATATAATTGGTAGCCCTCAGTTTTCTATTCCTGAAAGTTTTCTGGAAAAAATGTATGAGTTTACAGGAAATGGTGACGACGGTGGTTTTATTTTAGCTTACGTTAACCAAGAAGGCAAAGCGATGATTAATTGCAAAATAGGTTCCCAAATTATTGAAATGGGTTTAAGAAAAGCTTTGGAAAGATTTTTAGAGGACATGGAAATGGGAGAAAAGGCTGCTATTAATCCCGACGACGGCGACCCCCCCGATTTGACTTGACAGCTTCTTGGGCAGGAGCTATCTTTATTTTGCATGATTCATTCGCTTGATCTTGAGCAACACTTATTAGGGGCTTTAATTAAATATCCTGAAAAGTATGGAGAAATTGAAAATTTTATTGATGAGTCAGATTTTTATGCTGACGATAACCAAACCAATAAAACCATATTTTTGGCATTACGCCAATGTATAGATCAAGGGACAGAGGTTGACCATGTCATACTAGCACAACGAATTCAATCTTTTAATATTAGTTTTCCGCAAGATCTAAATGTTAATGATTATATTTATTCTCTTTCTTTGAGGGCTATTTCCCCTAATCAAGTCGTTTCTATTGCCCAAGAGTTAAAAAAATATTCCATAAGGCGTTCTATCTATCAAGCGGCCCAAGATGTAGCAAAAAAGATAAAAAAAATACCCGCTTCTGCTAGTTTTGAAGAAATAATTCACAGTGCTGACGAGACTTTTAACAATCAGATGAATTTGTTTGACAATGGTCCCGATAGGCCTGTGAATATCTATGATGAACTAGAAGATTTTATCGAGGATCGAGGAAATAACCCTGTAGAGGAATTTGGGCTCACAGGGCCTCATAGACGGCTTCAAGAGTTATATGGCTCTCTGCTTAGGCCCGGTAATATAACTGTCATTGTAGCGCGTTCTGGCGTCGGTAAGACCCGTTTCTGTCTGGACTTCTGTTCTAAAGTGTCTCGTATGCACAATGTGCCGATTTTGCATTTCGACAACGGGGAGATGAGCAAGGAGGAAATTATTACCAGACAGGCGTCAGCCCTTACAGGAGTAGGACATCATTATCTTGAAACTGGCTTGTGGAGACAAATGGGAGACGATATAGTTAATAAGGTAAGAGAGTCGTTTGAAAAAATACGAAACCAAGAGGTTCGATTATATTATTATAATGTTGGCGGCTATACGGTGGACAAAATGATAGCCTCATTGAGGAGATTTTATTATTCTACAGTGGGTAGAGGGAACCCTATGATTTTTTCTTTTGATTATATCAAGACCGCTGCTGACTCTCAGATGGGAAAATCTGAATGGCAGGTTGTAGGAGAGATGGTCGACAAATTTAAACGAACCATTCAAAAAGAAATTTTAAAGGACGGGGGGCCAGTTATTCCAATGATTACTTCGGTCCAAAGTAATCGTTCAGGAGTGGTTAACAATCGTCGTGCAGAAAATATTGTGGATGACGAGAGTATTGTATCTCTATCAGATCGCATTACTCAATTTTGTTCACATATGTTTATTTTGCGTCAAAAAACTTTGGATGAAATCGACGAGGAGCCACACTTTGGGACACATAAACTTATTAATGTAAAATCAAGGCATTTAGGGAAGAGCTACACTCGCGCAACGGAGCCAGTGCGGATGCCAGATGACTCCCTAAAACAAAATGTAGTTCATTTAAGTATGGATGCGTTTACTGCCACGGAAGTTGGCGACCAAGTAGACCTAGCTGCTGCGTTAGGCGCACAAGGAGAACTTGAACAAAATGAAAGAGAGGACGACCCAGTACCAGCATTTGGAGCAAACTGATATACAGGATGCTTTGGTAGAACTTGGTTTTAAACTGAGCGACCGTGGTACCTATTGGCAAACCTCAGCAGTCTGGAGAAACGGTGATAATCCTACGGCTATCCAAATCTATAAAGACTCTGGCGTATGGCGTGATTTTGTTGAAGATATAGGCCACCAGCCTTTTGCCCGCCTTGTAGGGAAGGTCCTAGGCACTAACGACAAAAAACAAATTCAAAAATATGTACGCTCAGACAAATTAGAGTTAAATTTCTTAGACGAAAGAGACAATAGAGTTAAAATTAAAATGGATCAAGTTTACGATACAGCAGATTTAAAAAAGCTACTTCCTCATCATAAGTTTTATTTAGACAAAAAGATATCTTTAGAAACTTTAAGGATGTATCAAGGGGGTTACGCGACAGCAGCGAAAATGAACGGTCGATATACTTTTCCTATTTTTCAAGCTAGGGTGCCGAATAACATTATAGGTTTTACAGGTCGAGCTTTGCGTTACAAACCTGAATCCACCTTTCCTAAATGGAAACACATTGGTCAACGGCGCAATTGGCTCTATCCTTTGTATTTGCCTACCTCGGATGGGTACATGTTTCGAGACGCAGTGAAAAAGAAAGAGGAGATTATAATAGTTGAAAGTGTTGGGGATAGCTTAGCTCTAACTGAAAATAAAATTTTCAATCACTTGGTTACATTCGGGTTAGGGATTTCTTCGAAACAAATTTGCGAACTGGTGGCCCTGAACCCGTCTCGGATTGTTATAGCCTTCAACAATGATAACAATAAACCAGTAAACGTTGGATTAGAGTCCTCAATAAAAGATTTTATTAAATTAATGGATTTTTTCGACGTTTCTAAACTTTCAATTAAACTCCCCACGGAAAACGATTTTTCTGATATGCACGTAAAAGGCACTTTCAACACATGGCTATCCAAAGAAGTAAAACAGACTGCACAACTCACCTTTTTACTTAAAACGTTGGAATCCCCGAGGGGGTGCCATATTATCTCTAACAGAAAGAAACTCAAGAGTAAAATTGAGTTCTTACAAGAGCACTTAGATTTCTAATGAGTTTTTCTCCCTCTAAAGTTAAGCTTTCCGCGAGCCGTCTTAAAACAGCTAAAACCTGCAGCTGGATCTATTGGTCTAAATACCACCTAAAGCTTCCCGATAAGACCAATGAAGGTTCTGCGCGCGGAACCATTTGTCATTTAGTTTTTGAGTGCCTTGGTAACAAGAGGCACCTTCCCACTTACCGTAAAATAATTAAAACTAAAGATGTCTTTGTTTCCCCCTCTATAAAACGTTTAGTTTATAAACACGCTGTGGTGTTAAACGTGAGTGATGATGACAATATTAATTTAATCAAGAAGATGGTGCTCGCTGGGTTGGAGTATGATTTCTTTGGCGCTAAAAAGGGTACGCTTGCTGAATCGCACTCAGAGTATGAGTTTGATTTGCACATCCAAGATGAAAAACAAAACTACTGCATAAAAGGTTATATAGATAAGCTATTCTTGTATAAAAAAAATAATACTGCTATAATTCGGGACTTTAAAACTAGCAAGCAGTTGTTCAAAGGAGACGACGAGACCAAAAACCTACAAGACTACATGTATTCCTTGGCGGTTAGGCATCTTTTTCCTGACTACAAAAAACGTGGCAGTGAATTTTTGTTTCTTAAATTTGACTTGAACAAAGAAGGTGCAATGAAAATGAAAAAAGTTAGCGACGCCAAATTAAATAAATTTGAAACAGAGCTAACTAAATCCCAAGCCTATTTGGAAAAATTTTCATTGCGTCAAGCCAAAGGGTCTTACGCTGCAGATAAACCTCGCCCCAAAGACGGCAGCTTTGGCGGCCAAATCGTATGTGGTTTTGCTAAGTTCAGGGGTCAACTTAAAAAAGATGGAAACTCTATGTGGCATTGTGTATACAAGTTCCCTTTTGATTATTATGCACTTTACGACGATAATGACAAATTAATTTCAACTGAATTTCCTGAGAACTATCACATTTTAGTTCGAAAGAGGAAAAAAAACCAAGTTATCAAGAAGGTACATTATGCCGGTTGCCCGCGTTGGAATTATACTTGACACCCTCCGCCGAAAGGCATAAGATTTGTTTATGACGATACCTGTATTCAAAAGTCACTATAGCATCGGCAAGTCTATATTAACGCTACAGCCCCCCGATAAAGTTAAGAAAGGTGGAGCTGATAGTGTTATTGATATCGCTTTAGATGCGGGTCTAAAAGAAGTAATTCTCGTAGAGGACACCATGCACGGCTTTCTTGAGGCCAAAAAACGCTGCGATGAAAATGACTTGCAATTAATTTTTGGTATTCGAGTCAATATGTGCCAAGAATATGAGGTGGAGAAGGATAGAGTTCCATGGCATAAAATTATCATTTTGGCTAAAAATGACGAGGGGGTTAAAAGGCTTTATAAAATATATTCCTATATTCACTGCGAGCAAGGCAAGAGAATCACAGAAAAAGATCTTAAAAAAATGTGGTCTAAAAAGGATTTAGTGCTAGGGGTTCCATTTTACGATTCTTTTATTTATCAAAATAATTTTAGGTATGAGGCTAATTTTATGCACAATTTAAGTTACTATAACCCCGTGTTTTTTGTGGAGGATAATGGCTTGCCAATTGACGGCCTCCTAAAGGAGGCAGTTGAGGAATTTACGTCAGCCAATAACTTTAAAACCCAAAAAACCAAATCTATCTATTATAGCAAGCGCAAAGATTTAAAGGCTTTTCAAACTTACAAGATGATAACGAGTCGTTCATTTGGCCGAAGAGCATCTATACAGGCCCCAAATTTAGATGGGTGTGGCAGTGATGAGTTTTGCATGGAAAGCTGGTTAGAGTTATGATAGATAAAGAAATATTAGTTTTTAGTGCTGCGAGAACAGGGTCTACTCTTATTTGGCAATGTCTCAGTAAGATTTTCAAGACGGTTCACAAAGGCCATGACGGACAAGCTTCTCCATTTTTCCAACGCAACCTTCCATGTGTGATCACCGAGAGAGATCGAGTTGAAGCCTTTTTATCCAGAGGCAGGGTTATGCGATTCAAAGGGGGGTCAGCGAAGCAGTTTGTAGACACTTTAGACGCTGACCTTACCAACTCTTTTGCACTTCCCTCCCCTTGCGGTGTTTATCAGGACATTACAGACTACAAATTAGAATTACACACTATAGAATATCTTAAAAATTCTTATAAAGGCGAAAAACTAATTTTACAGTATGAAGAATTTTATAATAATTATGATTATATTTTTGATAAATTTGAAAGCTTTTTTGAATTCACTATCCCTGTTAAAACTAAAGACCTGATAGTAGCTGAAACTAATTTGGCAGTAAACGAAAAAATACAAGATAAGTTTAAAGATTTTGATTCTCACTGCG